TACCCAAAGGATACGCAAAAATATACAACGACTACTTTCGCGATCAACAAATCGAACCCGAAATCGACGTAGACACCTATGTCGGAACCCAGGGCTCCTTCAAAGTCGCATGGGAACGCGACTACTTTACACAATGTCGGGAATCCGACCTTCTCGGGCCTGAAGTAACACTTCCTCTTGGAAATCAGGCACCTATAGGAACGGACGCTACTCCTGGAGACTCCGTATCAGTCGACCGTGACGGAAACTCAAACACGCTGATTGGAACCAACCCAACCGTAACACTCGGCGCAGACGGTACCGGAAACCCGCTAAACCAACTATTCGCCGATCTCTCAGCCGCAGGCGCAATCAATGTAAACGATCTCCGCGAAGCTTTCGCGTTACAACGTTATCAAGAAGCTCGCAACATGTACGGCGCCCGCTTTACCGAATACTTACGCTACTTAGGAATATCATCATCCGATGGAAGACTCCAACGCCCCGAACTTATTAGTTCCGGTAAGTCCACAATCAACTTTTCGGAAGTTCTCAACACTGCATCCGAAGCTGCAGGTGGCGCTGCAGACCTACTACCTCTCGGTACTATGGGCGGACACGGCATCGCCGGAGTCAAATCCAAACGCGCCCGCTACTTCTGTGAAGAACACGGACACGTGATATCTCTCATGGTCGCACGACCAAAAACCATGTACCTAACAACTCAACACCGCCAGTTCGACCGCACCACTAAGGAGGACTACTGGCAAAAGGAACTCCAGGCCATTGGCATGGAAGAAGTCTTAAATAAGGAATTGGATATCGATCATTCCGACCCATCAGGAATATTCGGTTATAACAACCGATACGAATCCTTCAAACGCCCACCCTCACGAATCAGCGGAGACTTCCGCGATACTCTCGAGTCTTGGCACTTAGGCCGAGACGCAACCGACCTGGGCTCAGATCCTTCCTTAAACTCCACATTCATAGAATGTAATCCATCTGACCGCATCTACGCGGATACATCATCGGACGATAAATTCTGGTGCACCATCAGGCACCGCATCGCAGTCCGTTCAATGCTACGCAAATCAGTCAACAACTTCATTCTCTAAAATGACTAAGAAAAAGACGCTAAGTCTACCTAAAAAAGGCGGCCCGAGAAATACTCCGGTCGCCTTCCATAATACCGTTCCTCCTGCAAAAATGCATAGCATGATAGAGGAATGGTCCCTAACCAACGCTGAAAATGCTCACGTTGAAACCTTAGAAGAAGCAAACGACTTCAACATCGGAGACGACGACGATGACTTCTTCGAAAAACACACCGTGTATGAAATGCACGACCAGGCGGAAGAAAATCTACAATTATTTCAACAGAATACTCCCGCCGAAAATAAACAAGAGACGCAGACCGAATCCAACGAAACGGTAGTATCGGGCGAGAACCAACCCTCTCACGATCAGTCAGCCCCGAACCAACCCAACTCGTCTGCAAATCCTTCTCTTGTCCAACCGTCTGTAGACTCCAACGTCCAACAGACCACGAGCTAATACGCCTCGTAAAACAAAGTACCGCAGTACTTGACAGAACCTGGCCACAGACACTACAATCACAGGGGGTTTGATCCTTGAAACAAACCCCCCTCTCTCACACCGAGTCCCAAGAACTCAGCTGCACCTCCAATAGGAAGAAACAATGCAATGCTCAAATCCCAAAAATTACCACAAAAACGGAACTTACAACTTTCACCGCTGGCCCTGCGGCAAATGTCTTATGTGCCAAGGCCAGAAGCGCTACACATGGGCATCACGCCTACTGCTCGAGCGGAAAACACACGAGCACGCCACATTCTTCACTTTAACATTTTCCCCGGAAAACTTACCCGAGCCAGAAGAACTCAAACCAATATTTCAGAAATTTATCAAACGCATCAACAAAAACGAAGGCAAACAGCCCCGATACTTTGCCTGCATGGAATTTGGCTCTCGCTATGGCAGACCCCACTACCATGGAATATTCTTCGGAAGGCAACCTACCTTCGAAAAACGCCGCAACTCGGACGGAAAATCATACATAACCGACCCAACAATAGAGGACGCCTGGGGCCTCGGATCAACCTATTCCAAGGACTGTCCTGCATCCGGCCAGGGCACGAACATCGTCCGCTATGTAGCCAATTACATTTTGAAGAACAAATGGGCGAACTCAGATTCTCCCGAGACAAAAGAATGGGCCCTCATGTCCCGGAGGCCCTACCTCGGGCAACCGGCAGTGAAACATCTTATCGCCGCCGTAGAAACAAGGAACGGATCGCGGCACTGCGCAATTATCGGGACAATACCCAACAAATTCAAAATGGCTGGCAAAAGCTGGAAGATACCGCTCCGTATGAGGCGTGAAATCGCCGAACCAACAGGATATCCAGTAATACCCATCCCCTATAATGATGGTACAATCATAACCACAGATGACGGTTACGAGATAATGAATGAAACCCCGCCCCCGCAATACAGCTATACGGAAATCAAAGCTCTCGAGAAACGCCTCTCATCTAAGATACAGCGACTTCGCAAAACTAACGCTACCCCCGAAACGGGCTAACCAAAGGACACTTAAACATGAACGAACTCAATTCATTCGTAGTAGCAAACGCAGCACGCATCCCCTGCACCGTCAGGACTCTAAAACCATATTGGAGCGCAGGCGACTCAAACCCCTGGTGCCACCAGGGCGAACTAGCAGACGCACTCCTCTACTTGGCCGTTCGCTCCGGACTCCCGGACTCAGAAGTCCGTGCCTTAAAAGAGACATTCGAAAATCTGTCCTCTTCACTAAAAAACTCATCGGAAAACCCGGATCGTCCCCAGGGAAACGACACACATACAAACGAACCGTTGACTCCAACTACTCCTGCAAGTAAAATCGACTAATGCCCGGACCCGGAATCCCAATAATCGCAGGATCGTCAACACTATCAGGTGCAGGCTCCTCTTTCCTCACAGGAGCCGCTTCCGCCGTTGGATCAGCCTTCGGCGGCGGCCTTTTCGGTCAATCGAAAGGATCAAAGCGCCGACAAGTACAGCAATCATATCGCGATCAGCGACACTACCTGCCTAAAATACAATCGGCTCAATTCCAACAACACATGAAAGACGTCGACAAAGCCGGGCTTCACCGCCTGGCCGCTCTCGGCATCGCTCCCGCCTCTGGCGGATCTGCAATCGCACCATCATTCGACTCATCACCTAGCCCCGCGGGATCAGCAATCGAAACCGGAATCAATACGGCCTTATCAATGCAACGCCACGGCCGGCAAACCTCCCATCAAAAGGTCATGGCAGGACTACAACTCGAGGAACAATCTCTACGAAACGATTGGCTCCGCACCCAAATCGCTAACTCAAACATGAAACGCGTCAGCGACATTGCAAACTCACAACAGGACGGAGTTCCGCTCTCCTCCCTGCAAACAGAACCAAAATCACCATATGAAATGCGGGTAACACCCCAGAAACCATACGATCACGCTACATCATCATCCGGGTACAACATCGGCGGCATGAAAATCCGCCAACGCCCCGGAAAACTAACAATGCAAGGCGCAGAAGACGCACTAGGCGATGTCGGCTCCGCCTTCTATTCTCCCTTTTCAATCCTGCAAGATATAGGATATACTCTCGACCAATTACTGTACGAATCTGGTCACCTTACTAAACCTGGCGGGCCACGTTCCCGCTCAGACACAGTCTCACCATAGAGGTAATCATGCGCTACTCACGCAGACGGTTTTCAAAACGCACTACTCGCTCTCGCTCTCGCCGCCCTTCCAGGGTGCGCGGAGTTTCACGCAACCGCTCTCGTCGTCGCCTTGGCTTTAGATTATGAAACGCTACTTACACAACAAATCCTTCTATCACCTTATCACCACCCGCATGGGCGAACTCACCCCAGTAGGTGGATTCGAGGTATTAGCTGGCGACACCGTTCAAATTCAAAACATGGGCCTTATCCGCGTATCACCGCCACAGACCCCTGTAATGCACCCGGTTACTATAAAATTCTACAACTTCTTTGTACCCAACCGGATACTCGACCCAGAAGATGGCTCCTTTAGCTGGGCCGACTTCATCACCGGCGGCGAAGCCGGAACCTACATAACACCACCACCGCGCACAACTGGCGCAGCCATCGCAAAAGGCGATGTCGCCGAATCATTCGGCATCACACCCGGAGCATCCCGGGACTACAACACATTCCTACCCAAAGGATACGCAAAAATATACAACGACTACTTTCGCGATCAACAAATCGAACCCGAAATCGACGTAGACACCTATGTCGGAA